GCAATAGATTTACCAACTAATTCATTAACTGCACTATCACCACGTTTAGCTATACTGCGTATCCTATCGAGAGTTTCCCAATACTCAGGACTAAACTGAATAGATGTATTTTTATCAAACACACCTTTCATAACTTTAATATTACCAGATTCTATTTTTTCATATACATCTACATTAATACCTATTTCATCTGGTCTAACTTTTAACACTTCTGGTGTTTCTGTAGTTTCCCATTGTTTTGTTTTAGAATTATAATCTAAATCAGAAAACTTTACATTACCTTTTGATTTGACTCCTGATTCGTAAGCAATCATATGAATGTTATTATCTACCATGTATTGATTTAATTTTTCTGATGGTCTAAATCCACCTACTTTTAATAGTATATTACCTTTACCATTTCTAGGTCTAATAAAACCTACTGGCTTTACAAATCCAATGTTTTTATCAAAGCCAAATACATCTAACATTCTATCCATAACATCATTTCTAAAATATAATACACCATCAGTAGCGGTGTCAGCATTAAACTCGGGGAACTTTTTTAATATTTCTTCTGATATTTTACCATCTTTAGCAGTAATCATATTAAAGAAACCGTCAATTTGACCCTCTGTTCCTTTTTGAACTCTTGATACAACCTTATCTATTGCAGCTTTTCCTTGTTTACTTAAACCCCTAGTACCTATACCAGTATAATTAGGAGTTGGTGTAGGAACATAATTAGACTTTTGTTTTTCAAATTCTTTTCCATTCCATTTATACCATGTATTGTCTTTTTGATTGAACACTTCTACTGGTATTCCCTTGTCTATACCCATTTGTACAGCCCAAGCAGTTCCTCCTTTTACTATCTTATTTCCAGGTAATAATTCGCTAACAGCTAAAACCATATCAGAGTCTTTAACTTGTAAATAATTTCTTCTCAATAAGGGTTGTCCATTAAAATTTCTTTTAAGAGTTTCATTAGCTTTATTTAAAAATACATCAACTTCAGGACCAGCTTGACCAGCTATAAATTCTTTAACTTTATGACCTTGTTTTCTAGCAGCTTCTGCCCATGCTTTATCTGCACCTGCAGCAGCACCAGAATACATCGTAATATCTATACTGCCTTCAACAACTTCAGATAACAAACTTTTAAAATCTTTAGCTTCTAATGGTAAATCCATACCAGATGATAATGGTTGGTACTTATTCCATTTTACAAGATTAGTAGTAAACCCATTAGCAGGGTCTATAAATATATCCATTGCAGTTTCTAAATCTTGTTTAGTAAAATCTTTTTCTAGTAATCCATTACGTCTTAAATCCCATACAATATTACTAGCAGTTTCTCTTTCAAATCCTTTTTCTGGCATAATACCGTACTTTTTTTGTTGTACAACATTCAATACTTCTTTAACCTGACCTTTTTTAACACCATGTTGATGTAAAACTAATGTTCCGTTGTCTTTATTAGCACCCTGTATATACCAGTTATCACCTACTTTTTTATTGATTTCATTCAATATAATATCTATACCTAAAGTATGTTCACCAAATTTCATTTCTAGAGGAGTAGTGTGTTCTTGTACGTTTTTACCCTTTTGACCTTTCGGTGTATATATAAATCTATCTATATATTGGATAACTTTTCTAACTATACCACCAAACATTTTATTTTCTTTGTTTTGAGTTTGTGGAACAGTGAGGTCATCGCCTTTTTTACTTACTTCTATTTCTTTTTCACCAGAACCTATACCTAATATGTTGTATTGTTTATCACCATACTCTGTAATTACCATAAGTTCTTTGTGATTTGCATGGTATTTTTTTCTGTAAAAATATTTCTTAAGTTCTTTCGAGTTTTGTTTAACAGTAGTTTCGTTAAACTCTTTAGATAATTCAGCATTAAAAATATCAATATCAAACTTACTATCTTTAACAGCTTTACGTAACTTTTGTTGTACTTGAGTTCTAGTTAATTCTGGTTTTATGTTTAACAAGCTGTCTGTTAATTGTGTGTAAGAATTACCTAAGGACATTTCATCTGTTAAATCTTTACTTTCTAATTTAACACGAAGTTCTCCCGCTTCTTCAAGCTTAATATTAAATTGTTCATTAATTAAGTCTGCATCTTTTTCTTTAGAAAATTCTTTTTGTATTTCAATACTATCTTTAGTAATGTTTCCTACTTGTTCTTGAGAAAGTCCAGAATCTTTTATTTCTTCAGACTCCATTTGTTTTTTGTTAAATTCTTTTAAAGTATCTTTATTAAAGTTTCCTTCTTGATTTTTAACATTTTCAAATATAATATTAGCAGCTGTAGTACGTTTTGCATTTATATAAATAACTTGTTGGTCATATAATGTTTCTTTATAATTTTCCCACCATGCTTTATCTTGTGGTTCTAACTCTTGGTATTCTTTTGTTTTCTTTACTTCTTTATCAACAACTTCAAGATTATCCAATGTACGTACTCTGCTATTATTATCTTTGTCAAATAATAATCTTCTACGTTGTATTTCACCTTTACGTGTACCAGATGCACCAAAAAAGAATCCTAATAAATATTCATATACTACTTCTGGTAATGGTAAATCAGCTTTCTGTGCAGTAATACCAGTATATGCAGAACCTATTGTACCACGCAAACCAACGTTAATAGCTTGCATTTGCTCCATAGACATTTTATTTACAGTGTTTTTAACAGCTTGCTTACCAAGTGCTGCCGTTGCAGGATTACCCATTAGCTTAGCAATATCTACATATTGTGCTACACCACCAAATACAGCACCTGCCATAGCTCCGTGCATTCCTGCTTCTGCCATACCTTTTGGACCTTCTTTCCATGCACTAACACCAAGTCCAACACCAAGGTGTATACCTTGTTCAGCAGTTTCTCTAAAACGTTTACTACCTAATATACCTTTATTAAAAAACCCAGATGTAAGAAGGTTGTTTTTACCCATAGATTTTTTTGCATTGTCTACTATAATGTCGGCTATTTTCATAGGAACAGAACGTAAATATGTTTTGCCTTCTACATTTTTAGCAAGATTAAAATTACCTATCTTTAAACGTTTAGCTGTTGCAGATAATGCAGATTCGTACGCTTGACTAGCACCTACTATTTTTTCTTGAGCAAGACCAGCTCTAGCTGCAGTTTTAACAGCGCCTTTTGCTACTGCTCTTTTACCAACAATACCAGGGACTGCTGCACCCATAGATAGAACACCCATAATAACATCAGGTGCTAAACCAACAAGGTGTCCTACTTTGTTTGCAATAGATTCTGTTGTAGTGTCAGGGTCTTCAGCCCAACCTAAAGTAGTAAATCCTTCAGCTAGTCCAGATACAAATTGATTTAATGTAGAACCAAGATTAGCTTCAGCAGCTTTCATATCCCTGTTAAAAGGTATACTAGCTTCCTTGAAAGTTTTTTCCATGAAATCTACATCGTCTTCATTGAATGATGTAGGAGAGTTCCTATAAGCTAATCCCAGTCTATTATAATAATCTTCTGGTGTTATAGCTTTAATAGAAACTAATCTATTAAGATATTGTAATTGCGGATTCATATATTAATTTGATAAACTATCGATAGACAAGTCTAACAATTCATTGGTTGTATTTAATTTATCCATTAAATTTTCGTCTAAAAGATTTTCTCCTTTGTATTCAGAACTATTTAATATCCTATTTATTTGAGACTTGTATTTAGCTGCGTCTTCTAATAATTCAGTTTTCATTTGCCCTTTTGCTACTCCTGCTTGTGTAGTAAATGTTCCAATAACATTAGGAATACCTGTTTCATCCATTGTTCCTTTATATACATTTGTTGCAAGTAAGTCTATAGCAGATGATAAATCATTTTGCACTTTTTCTTTGTGAGTTTGTTGAGTAAGTGCTAAAGAACCTTGCAATCCAGGTCCTCTCACACTTCCCCTTACAATATCCATAGGAGTTAAAGTTTTGTCATCTTCATATTTTTTAATTAATGATTCAGAAGCTTCTGGAGTAGATACTATTCCAAAATCTTTATCTCTAGCAAGTTGAGCTGCCATTTCTATACCCACAGCTTTATCGCTAGCTGCAGCTTGTTCTAGTTCTAAATTTAATAATTTTTGTTCCATATTAAAATCTATTAATCTTTTTTTTGCATATAATTCAACCTCTCTACGTGGAGCATTGTATTCTGATAATGCTCCTAATATCGCAGTTAAATTTTTTATTGTTTCATTACTCGCCATATTAAACCTCCATCATGTCCATTAAGGACTGTCCATAGTTTTTACTTTTTAAACCTTTTTCTGCTGCTGCTCTATCTAGCTGAAAACCTGCAGCTTGTATATCACGCATACGTGAAGACTCTCTTAGGCCCAAACTAAAACGTTGCTCCCTTGCTTGCAATGCTCTAGTCATTTGTTGATTAGCAAACTCTTGTTGTGCTAACTGCATAGTTTCTTGACCTGCTCCACTACCTGCTAATCCAGTACTTCCTATTTGACCAGCCATTTGTTGTTGACCTAAACCGTATCCCATAACAGCTTGTTTCTGTTGAATGTCTTGTCCTTCACCTACAAGTTGTCTTTGTGTTGAAAATTCTTGTTGCACATCACCTATAGTCCCCTCTAAGGATGTGTATTGTTGTTCTAGTAAACCACTAAAATCTTTTAGTTTTTGAGACTCTTTCTCTCTTTTCTTTTTACTTCCAAAGAATCCTGATAAAGCAGAAGCTCCTTTACCTAACATTTTTAATTTACCTAAAGCATTTTTATTTTTATATGCTCCTATACCTAATTTTATACCTGCTGTTAATAATGGAAATGGCATTATTTTTCCTCCTTGTTATGCGACTGAAAAACTTGACCTAAGTCTTTCATTACATTTAAAATATTAAATTTTATTGCTACTCTCGAAGAAGCTTGTTTTTTAGCTTTCATGTACATTTCTTGCATTTTTATTTTTTGGTCCATAATTTCAGGAGCACTACCTTGCATTTTACCTATTTGGTCTTTAATTAAATCTGCTCCTTTTCCTCTTCTAGTTGAATAACTATCACCAAAATTTCTTAATTCATTTTCTAACTTCATGTATGATTCTACATTAGATGGATTCTCTGCTATTTCTTGTATAATCCCTGCAAACTTTGGTGTTCTATTGTAATTAGTACCATATTGGAATTGTATATCTGCAATTACAGTTTGTAAATTAGATGGAAGTTCATCAAAACTTTTACCAGTTAACTTACTATATGATTCTTTTACCTTATTAGAATATTTTTGTTTAGCCATCATATCTATTTCATTAACTTCTTTATCTGTTAATTGTAACCCACCAGTTTCTTTTAACTTAGATGCTGCTTTGTCTTTTTTTGCACCTAAATATGGTATTAATTTGTCTTGCAAATCTTTAGATAATTCAGATATAGATGTTATATCTTGTTGACCTAAATCGAATCCTGATGCAATAGTGACACCAGATTGTCCTAAAATAGAACCATCTTTATTTTCAGGTATATAAGCTTTGGTTATAGCTTTACCTTCGTTTTGTTTTATAAAATCAAAATTAATTTGCATTTGTTTAATATCCTTTCTTTTCATTGAATTTTTTTGAAAAAACATCAAATGCATTTTGCACTTGAGGTATTCCATTTCCATAACCAAATGTTTCTCCAAACTCTATTAAAGCATTAGTCCTGTCTTTTGTAAGAAAATTACCATAATTATCTTTAACTTGTTCGTCCATAAGATTAAAATAACCAGAAGGCATTGATGAAATGTCTTCTCTCACACTTTCAGGTAGTTGATTGTTTTGCGACAAACTATATTGAGTGCTGTAATTACTAGATAATAAATCCGAACTAGGTTTTGTATCGTAAATATCCTCAAGTTCAGAATCAGATACCATACCTACTGGTCCAACAAAAGATGTATTTCTACTATTGTCTGTTTTTAAAGCAGGACCTACTACATGTCTTTTAACATCAAATGGCCTAGTAATCATCTCTCCACCTGGTGATAGCTCTACATTCGAAGTACTTGATTCAAAATCGTTTACCAAATCTTCCATTGGAAAATCACCTAAAACGTCTTCACTCTCTGATGTAATGCCTGTATCAACTTGGGAAATATCTGACATTCCAAACATCTTTCTACCAACTTTACCTAACAAACTATCTTGTTTAAATTTATTGGACATATAATCTGATTCAAATCCTTTTTCTGATATTCCCAATTTTCCTTTAACTGCGTATACAGCCTCATCAAATGCTTTTGCTCCCATTACTCCCGCCTGTAAATCCTGTACAAGCCCTGAGCCTGTATCTACTTCTTCTTTAAATATATCTGCTGATTCAGCACCTAGTTGTGCCAATATTAACTGTTCTTGTGATGCCATGTTATCTTACCTCCTGAAGTTGCGTCTTCATCCATCTTCCATCTACTTTTATATATAGATAGTTATCGTTACCTTCTTTAACTACTTTTCTATCTCCGTCTTTACCTTCTATATTTTTAGGTATATTTCTATTAACGTCTATAGGTGTTTCATATTGTTGTTTTGTTTCTTCAATATCTTGTGTATTGTTTTTAATAGTATGCACTCTATCTAAAATTCTTTTACCTTCTTTTTTCATCGCACTACTTTATCCCTGTATACTAATTGAATATCATTAACTTCAAAATCGCTTGATATAGCTCCTGAAGCATCTAATGCTATACCAAAGCTCACTAAATTCTTGAAGTCGTCAGGAACAGGCAATTTTAGCGTCTGAAAGGTACCTGACGTACCACTTAAACCACCAATAGTGGTTAATCCCAATGGTGCATTACCTTTTTTACTACCAAATCCTTTTACAGTTACATTAGCACCATTTTTATAATTTATATATAATGTATTTAAATTCTTTTGAACCATAGGAGTTCCAAAATCATACTCTTTACTTTTCATTAAAGTTCCAGTAATACTATGTCCAAATGCAGAATTATCCCATTTATACAATCTCATAGAATCTGAACCGCCACCAACTCCTAACATACCGACCCATTGTAATGTACCGTCATTTCTTGTTATCATATTACTAATAGATTTCTTTAAAGATGTATTGCTTGTAATCCAAGATTGCGACTTAATATCAAACATTAATATATTAGTACCAGTTACTGTGTTAGTAATATATAACTGTTTTGTTTTTGGTATAAATCCAATAACATTATTATCGTGATAGTAATTTGTTTCCCAGTCATCAAATAATGGTTGACCATTTTCATTTAAATGTATATCTAATATTCTATTACCATCATATATGTAAGCACCATACGTATTAAACCAAGCTACAAATCCTTCACCCTGTACTACGTGATAATCTTTTTGACATCCTTTATATTCAAATGTAGCTTCTAAAAATTCTATATTTCTTGATACGTTAATAATAAATAAATTTTGTTTTTTAAATTGTAATAACTTGTTACCTGTACTTGCTAACTTAACAATGCTATCACCATCTTCTACTTCAACATCTATAAAACTCTGTTCTTCAAAGTAATCAAATTGATTTGGTAGTGATTTTAACACTCTATCTGATTTGGTTACTAACTCACGTTTCTCATTGTAATACTGAACATTACCTGCATACACTCTTCTATTAAGCATCGTAGATGTTTTAAATCCAGTATTAGCTTCACCTATAATACTAGGTGCATCTATAATGTATGGTTCTACAGTTGGTAAAATAAATAAATCTTTACCTACTGCATATGCATCACTACCAGTTGTATAAAAAGTAGAAGGATATACAAAATGTGCTTCAGTATTTTTTTCATCTGTACTAAAAGGTGCGTAAGTTTTTTCTCCTGCAATACGCAAACCTTTTTCAAAATCTACTTCACAAAATAAATATTTAGAACCAACAGAACCTTCATCTATTGTAGTGTTAGTTCCATCAGCTGCAATAAAGTCATCAATTTTTGCCCAGTATATTTTAAATCCCGCATAATTTGAATCTTTATTTCCTAATCTACCTACCAAACCAAAATGTAATATTTGGGTAATATCATCTGCGTTAGTATTTTGAGGTGCAATACCAATATATGTAGCAGCAGATTCTTGGGAAATACCATTAAAATCTTTATACACCTTTGAACACCAAAAGCCATAACGTTTATTTGTATTTACTAATATTTGCGATGTTGCATCTTGATTACTATGATTTTTAAAATAAGGTATAAAAGCCATTGAACCTTTTTTACTAACAGTATAAGCATCAACAACATAATCTTCCCAATCGTCTAAATCTTGCTCTAATGTATCAAAAGTAACCCCATATCTATTATTGTTAGTTATATTTGACAAAATAACAGTTGAAGGTATATAAACTTCAGAACCTTCAGCAGGGTCAAAATGAGGTTCACCGTCATGCTCTATATGGCTATACAATTTATCTATATCGTAATTATAACCTAACCTACTTCGTAATGGCGCTATAAATAAATCGGTAGTATCATAATCTCCTGTTTGTATGTTGTGAATACCAACTAAAGAAGCAGCAATACCTAACTTTCTTTCAAATTTATAATAAGTAAATACTTTAGGTATATTACCAGTATTACCATAGTGTGGTACTACACGTACAGCACCATCTACATTATACATTTCAACTCTAGAAGAAGTATTTCCGTAATCAATCTTATCTGACTCTAAATCGTTATTAGTAACATCTAATATTTCTATTTCACTATTAACAGTATCATTAATAAATAAATACTCTGTTTCATTAATAACTGTAGGAGCACCAAGGTTTCTATCAAAGTTTGTATGTAACAATCCGTTACCATAGTTCAACCCTGTAATATTATTAATACCAGCATCGGTAGTAACAAGGTCTTGCTTACCAATCATTTTAAGCTTACCAGGAACTTCGTTAGTAACGTTATTCAATATTTGAAATTCGTTATCAGCTAAATCCCTAGGATTAGTATTGTTATTTACTCCCCCACTAAAATTACTTACGTTTATAGCTTTTTTTGGCATTCTTTTTTCTCTTTTTCTTTTTGTTGTATAGTCTTCTACTACTATTTGTAGAAACGCCTTTAGACTTTCCCCCGACAGAGTTACTTGTTACCGTCAATTATTTCACCCCATACACTTGTTTTGCCGTCTCTTATTTCTACTGTCTCTACTTTAAACTCACCATTGTCAAACCAATCAACAATAGCAAATGCGTGACCCCAGTTATGTAATCTACCTTTAAGCCACTTGTTGCTTTCGTGAGACATATCTTTTAAACACCCCATAGACCAAGCACCAATATTGCTATTAAGCTTTGTCATAGTATGTCGTTGTATGTCATGTACGTGTCCATACATTACATTTTCTCCGTATGTCTCTAAATGTTTTTTCGCATGGTATGTTGTTGCAAACGCACCATGAAAGAATACTAACTTACCTACTTGGATTGGTAAGTTGTATTCTGTGTATTTGTATCCTCTTTCTTTAATCCTACACGCTTCAAAAAACTTGTAGTTATCAAGATAAGGATACTTATTAGCAAAATTATCCAGCCAGATATCGTGGTTACCTTGTAGTAAATACTTTTCTTTACATCCGATTTCTTCAAGTACTTCATCCCATTCATCTAATCCTTCATTTACTAATCTAATGTCTTCATCTACAATAGGTAGTTGAAACTCTAGTGGTGGTAACTTCTTGTCTTTATATCTCCAAGCAGAACAAGATTCCCACTCTCCTACGTCTCCTAAATTAACAAAGACCGTAGGTTTTACTTTTAGTATTGCTTTCTTAACACATTCAACTGCAGCTCTATCCTCTAAAGGGTAATGCTGGTCAGGTATTACAATTCCACGTTTTTTAAGTTTCAACGAAACCTCCTATTATTAATTCTTATTTAAGTGCTTTTTTAATTTCTGCAAATAGCTTGTCATCTAATTTATTTGAAGACTTAGCAACTAAGTGTTCTCCTAAATGTAATACGATAGCTTTCAGTACTTTTTCAGTACCTAGCTTTGCAAGTAACTTTCCTAATATAGGTCCCATTATTTTTCTCCTGGTTCACATGATTCTTCACACGCTTCAAGGCCTTTCATATATCCTTGGTGTTCAATAATCATTTGTTTAATTTCAGCTAATCTTTCGTTAGCTCCCTGTAACTCCTGCACAAGTGCATTGTGTTGTTCAACCATTGATTCCATCTTGGTTTGTGCTTCTTGCTTTAGGTCTACTTTTGCTTCTTTTGCCATTCTACTGGTCTCCTGTTATTGTTAGTAATTATTTTTTCTTTATCTTTTTTATTTTACCATTATGCGTTCTAGCAAACTTATGTGTTTTGGTTTCTCTTATAAGACTTCCCTTATAACGTTTGCCACCCCACATCCAACTTACTGTTTTAGCCATATTAGTAATCCCTCACTATTTTACCGTCTTTAGTTTTTCTACCCATCTTAGCTTCATATAATTTTGTAAACTTAGATTTTGGTTTGTTTGGTTTGTTTTTATGCTCTGATGGCATTTTTGCACCGCTTTTTTTAAGTTTCCTTAAAATAGCTTCCTCAGTTCTATTTGATAAAAAAGAACTTAAACTTCTATCAATAGCTCCGTCATTCATATTATCTGTACTATTTGAACCTTTACCCGTTTTTGTTTGTGCATAATTGTCAGTACTATTTTTTGGTCTACCGACTTGACTACCATATGTTCCTTTACCTCGTGGCATAACGCCCTCCTTTTACCATTTAACTTTATTTGCCCAATATGCTGCTGACATTGGACCTCTTGCTATATTTTTACCGTGTCTTGCTTTAAAACTTTTTCTACGCATTTTTTGTTTATTAGATTCACCTGCTTTAGGTTTACCTGCTGTTTTAACACCTTGCTGTCCAAACCTTATAGTTTTTATTTGTGTACCTGATTTAGCTACAACTACATGCGATTTGGTAGGATGGCTAGGTGTGCGTTTAGGTTTATTATATCCTGACACACCAACTCTAGCAAGTCTTGAATCTTTTTGTCTACTCATTACCCTTGTCCCCTACTACGTTTTTTATATCTTTTACTTAACTTATTACCGAACTTAGTATTGTTTGACATACCTTGCCGAGTCTTTTTTTTGCCATTAGTTTTTCTAACTTGTTGTCCTACTCCACGCATGATGTCAAATATAAACCTTATCTAACTTCTTTCCTAATACTTTCTATAATAGTTTTTTCATTAAAACTCATACTAATACCAGGTTCAAATCTTTTAACTTCTTTACCTTCTTTTAATACTATAATAGTTGGTACTACTGTAATATTCCATTCTTTTGCTATGGTAGCACCAATGTTTTTGTTTTC